GGATACGGGACGGCTTTTATACACCAGATATTTTTCGGGACGCCCCCAGTCATCAACAAACACGCCCTGATTCAGCCTGTTGCTCTCATCACTGGTCATGGGAATAAAGTCCGGCTCGAGCGCCTCCAGCCAGAAATGAACACCGGCAGAAGGCGTCAGGCTGTTTATGCGCCCGGAAACCATCTGGGCAAACACCTCACCATCGCGCAGCCAGGTACGCAGCATCAGACGTTCCAGCATCGGACGGGTAAACTGCCCGGTGACTTCCGGACTGACAGACCATTCACTCCATCGGGTGCGTATCTCCGCTGCCAGATCACGGGCAATGGCCCCATTGCGTAATACCGGATGTGGCTCGACAATAATCCCGTTTTTCCCCACCACCCGTTCTTCCAGCTTGTCAAATACACCAATAACCAGATCGTGGTTGTTATCAAGGTAACGGGCCTGCTCACGTAACGACACGGCCCCGTACTGGCTTAGCTGGTCGGCAGTTCGGTTCTCCCGTCGGGCTTTGTGTGTCCGCGTCGTTTTTACGGCTTCATAAGCCTGGATCACCGCACGGGAACGCAGCCTTGCCGCTTTCCATCCTGGTGAAAAAACGCCAATCACATCATCAAGAATTGCCATCAGAACCTCGCCAGCCGGTACCCGGGATGCCCCCGTCGTCGTGTAATCAGAGCCGCAAGGCGGCGCTCCCACTCCTGCCGTCCCTGCCGGATCTCAGATAAGTTTTCCATGGTCATCTGCTGACCATTAAAGGTGACGGATTTTCCGTCCAGCACCGCCATTTCAGCTTCCATATAACGCTGAATCATGGCTTCGATATCATTCTGGTTCATAACCATCCTCCGGAAGTCAGCCAGGGGTTAACATCGTCAGTTACTGTTTTCTTCCGTTTTTGTTTTTTAACAGGCGTGGATACCGGTTCCGGTGAGGGTGAGGGTGACGGTTCGATACTGTCCGGGACACACTCCAGCCAGGTTTCCCGGCTCGCCCACTCCGGTGCATCCGGCCAGCGGATCTTTTCGTATCCATGCAGAATGACCAGAGCCTCGGCATACACCATCAGGTCAAAAGCTTCGTTGGCACCGCGACCCGGCTTACTCCATTTCCCGTCACTGCTCCGCTCTTCATACGTCAGTTCGTCGTAAAACCAGCTCCCCAGCCAGTCAGGGAAATGCACATAGCCGGGACCTGGCGAGTCACGCCATAACGCGTTATTCACCCGGTCTTTCAGTGCATCCGTCTGAAGAAGCCAGAGCGGCACATCACCTGCGGCCTGCGCCCGTCGGCCCGTTCGTCCGGTGTTATCAGGGAATGTACGGGTGATCAGTTTTGCGCGCCGGATGCTGTCGCCCTTAAACAGGTAAATACGTTTACCAAGGCCATCACGACGGCAACGACGCCAGAATTTATAGGCATTATCAGTGACCCCGTCTTCACCGCCGGAGTCCACCGCCATTGCCATCAGTCGCATTTGTTGAGAAGGATCGGAGGCCAGCGGCCAGCTTTTATGAAAAACATCCGTCAGCAGGACATCCCAGTCTTCCGGATAGCTGGCCGGATCAATTCGCTGGCTCTCCCCGTCGCTGTCACCGCGCAATGACTGCGTGATGTTGTAACGATCAATAATCCAGCGTTCGCCACGGCTGCCATAGCCCGTTACCTGAACCACAAAACGGCGATGACGTCCCGCCTGCACATCCACTGTCGCCACAAGGAAATTAACGCCATCCGGCACACTGCGGGAAGGAACTGGCTCTGCCCGCTGCTCAAGCAGTTCACTTTTTCGTTGCTCCATGCTGGCGCGGGGAAGATAAGGTAATCCCCAGTCGGTATTGATAACCGTCTTGAGTGTTTCTTCACTTCCGGTTGTCTCGTATTCCTGTTCTGCAGTAAGCAGTTTGTAAACGAGTTGCGAGAGTGTCTGGTAAGCAGCTGCCGGACCCTCCATCCAGAATGACGCAATACGTGAGCGTCGGGGATCACCATAACGACTGCCATCCGCATTGATGGATTCACCATCCCGCAACCAGACCCCACGTCCGTTCAGCTCACGTTTTTGTTCAGGCATAATCCGTCCTGAACAGGAAGGACACTGAATATAAGCCGCCTCACTTGCCAGCACGGGATCGGCAATATCACGGAAACCAGCAACCACATCGCCGCAGGGCTGAAAATACTCACCACAGTGTGGACAGGGCCAGTACCAGCGACGGCGATCACCACGGTTATAGAGCGACAGGATCCCCGTGGTTGGTGGAGCCTCATGCGGTGAAGTCCGTCGCCATTTCACATCCTTCACATCTCTGCCGGGGGAACTCTCCACCAGCGTCATACCACTGGACATAAATGTTGTGGTACGTTTTGAGGCAAGAGAGAAAGCATCCCCCTCGCCATCAATATCTTCCGGAAAACGGTCATAATCCGTCAGCGCCACGCATTTATAATCTGATGAAGACATGATATTGACTGACGGCCAGCCGATTTTCAGGTAGTTGCCAGCAAGGAATGTTCTGTCATAAACGTTGTTGTCATTTTTGTTCGGACTCAGGCGACTGACCACTTCCGGGCTGACGCGAAACGTTCTGGCGAGTCGTTTTTTGGAGTGTTCGCGGGCTTTTTCCTCCGTCATCTGAATGATCAGCATATCAGCAGGATCGCAAATCACGTTGTAAATCACCCAGCCGTCAATCAGGCCGATAGTCTTGCCGGTTCGTGCCGGGCCAACAAATATCACTGCGTCGTATTCACGCGAGGCCAGGCAGTTCATCGGCTCAATAACATACGGTGCCACCAGCGGATCCCACGGGACTGAGTTCCCTGCCCCCATGGGCACCCGCATATACTGAGCAACGGCATCAGCAACCCGCATTCGTCTCGGTGCGCGAAGGATATAACCTGAATCGGTTCGTGCTGCCTTTGCGGTTTCCTGATTCAGCATTACTCCTCCTGCTGTAATTCCTCCTCATCATCCGCACCTGCTTCGGTCACCCGCAGGGCTATCTGATCGCGCAGATCATCAATAATGGACTGAACACGGCTCACAGCGGCAGGCTGCAGACCGCAGTCACGTTCCAGAATATCCGGTAATGTCTCCAGCACCTGCACGACCGCTTTTGCCCAGATGGCAAACTCCCGTCTGACATCACTGGCCGGAATGAGTTGTGCCGTTTCCTGTTCGAACTTAAGACGCTCACGTTCAGACTGATACCAGGCTTTGCGTTCATGTGGATCCATTTCGCCCTCAGCAACCGGCGGTGGTAACCCCATAAATTCAGTCAGAATATCGGTCAACCGGTATAGCTTGAGTTTGTCATGTCCACCAGCGGGACGAATGTTTTTCAGTCTTGCCACGACAGTCTGGCGGTGCAGACCAGATAAAGCCGCCAGTTGATTAATATTCAGCACCAGGTTTTTCAACTCATGATCCATATTTCCTCCGGAGAGCTTTAAACATGCATCGTGCGAACAACTTTAAGAAAACGCGTTCGATGTCGAACAAAAAACACTCAATTCGACATGCAAAAAACAAATAACCATTAATAATCAATAAGATGCAAAGATGATGGTGGCCGATAAAAATGCAAAAACTAGCCTTTTTCCGCGACGCTCCCGCCCCGTGGCAGGCCACCCCACCGGGAGGACCCGTCAGCCTGACAGCCATGACGAACGTCTTATACAGCCCTTGCATGAATGGCATCGGGATAATCCAGAAAGGAATAGCATCGACCCACAAGAATCTGTGTGAGTGTCCTGTTTCTTCCACCCCCGCACAGGACTGGCGAGCATGAGGGACAACCTCGCGAACCATAACCGCGCTGATGACAGGACTGGCCCGGCTTGTATTGCTTCCAGCCTTCGCTTTTGTGGCTTTTGCAATAGCCTGACGGATCTGTGGTGGTATGGCGGCAGCCGCGAACTCGGCATGCTTTTGAGGTTCGAGGGAGCATATGTACTCCAATGAAGAAGCCACCAACATAGTCTCCTCCATTCGTCGTGAAACTATTTTCATCTACCCAGTAATGAACTCTTTGAAGAGTTGTAATCAATACAACTCGCTAATGGAGAGGCTTGTCTCACACGTGAGACAAGCTTCCTGTTTGATTTACTGGACACTATAGAAGGACAGAATGCCTTCCTCACTCGAATCACATCAATTAAGGAGGTTCAACATGTTTCATTCCACAAGTCATCAGGCTGTAATTATGGCAGCATCAGTTTGTGCCACAGACCTTTTCCGCTTCACTTTGAGCCTGATTCATTTCTACCTGACCGGCTCGCCTCTATCTTTCTAATCCCCGATTTATCCAAATTTCACTGCCATAATGCCGACATTCTCTGCCATTGTTGGCTCCGTTTATCCGTTAAAAGGGATATCAGTTAAGTTATCCCGTGCAGGGTATAAGCCATTATCAAACCCACCCGTAGATAGGCTTTGTAATGGCTACTTCTTCAGAAATGATTCGATGAATTCACGTCGAGGATGACGATAGTTCAGAATATCTTCTGGCATCCTCATAAAGCGGTTGTTGCCGTCTTTGGCAGTAACAAAACAGCTGTGAACTCCGCAGACATCCGTTTTGATCGTGTCGCTATACTCAAAAAGCAACTGAGCCATCTTCTCTTGCCATTCTGGAGGCATAGCCTCCATGAATACTCGCGGCATCACGCAGAACGACGCATGCGTAAGACCAAACCACAGTTGCAGGTCTTTACGATATTCTTCATCCATCGTCTTTACCTTTGTTGCAATAAAAAGCCCCGCGAATGCGAGGCTAAATCCTAGTGTTTGTGATGACTGGCTCTTATCTAAACGCAGCCCCTTACCGCGCGCCAAATGCTCAACTTTAAGCATCAGCAATGAGATGTTTAATCTGGATTCACTCCAGAAGTGATCACCACCCTGTCTACAGAGCCAGATGTGAAGGATGATGAGTAAAATTATCTCTATCATCGAAGGCATTGCGTCCTGATATATTCCTGAAGCGTTCTCAGTGCTGTCTGGTCTCTGATGATTCCGTCCCGGATACCGAGAACGTTTCGTCCAGCAACTGGAGAGAGTTCGACGGTGGCATCATTGCCCATGCCGGAGGCGCTGGAGGTTTCGGCTGAGGATGGCACAGAGCATTTTCCTTTGACGAGCACCCGACCACCATTATCAAGCTTGCGCCGAAGAGCATCATTTTCAGCTTTCGCATCAGCCAACTCCTTCGTGTATTTAGCATCGAGTACATCAGCAGCACGCTGGCGTTGCTGCATGTCAGTAATGGTGGCGGTCGCCTGCTTCAGCTCACTGACTTTTTTATCACGCTGTTCTTTGTAGGCGATGGCGTTATCACGGTAATGATTGACCGCCCACGACAGGCAGACGATGATGCAGATAACCAGAGCATAAATAATCGCGGCGACTCTGCTCACTGATCTATCCCCCAACAGGCTAATGCGCTTTCCTGGTCACGACGAATAACCTGTCCATAGCAGTTATTTGAACGTATGCGGCAATCGCGCCCACCATCTTTTATCCACCAGCGAATCGCCTCGCATGCACTCTTACGATCACCGGCATTCAGCCGCTTATAAAACGTCGACGGGAAACACTTACCGGGGCCAATGTTATAGGGACAAAATGACGCTATACCCGCTTTCTGTGGTTCGGTCAGTGGTACTTTAATATTGCGCTCCACCCATGCCAGCGCCTTATCACGTTCAATAGCGTTAACCTGGTCGCATTTTTCCTTCGACAGCTTCATTCCCGGTATGACGGGCTTACCATCCACCATTGTGGCACCACGACAGATGGTCCATATACCGGAACCATCGCGGTATGCCGTAGTGTGGTTACCCTCTTTTTCATCCAGAAACTGGTCAAGTATTTGAGGAGCAGACGAGCCTGCAGCAATCAGCGCCAGAACGGCAGCCGACAGGCCGTATCTGATTTTTGCGTTCATGGATATTTATCAGGATTTATCGGTTTCTGCCCACGGACAGGTTTATCTGTTCCGGTCAGTGACTTAAGGTTGTGATTCCGGAGGAGTCTTCAGAGAACCAGTAATTCTTCCTGGTAGCTTTCCTTTGTAGGTTATCCACACATTCTGCGCATCTAAAATTACGGGGCGCTTTTCCGGCGACTGCTCATCCCCTTCACATAACCCGGCAGCAACATCCAGGAAGACCTGTCTGATGCTCCTTCTGGCTGCTGCCTCATAAAACTCCAGCGCGGCACCTTCAACACGGTCCAGCGAGATGTCCAGGTCAAAAATTTCACCGTCAAAGCGTTTTTTGTCCCGTAACGCTACAGTTACCGTAACTTTATTCTCAAAATTGCGGATCCCTTTCACAATCAGTTCATAGTTTTGAGTCATTGAATTACTCTCCCCGTGCAGCCTTACGCTTGTCTTCTTTAATCTTGAAATAAAGGTTTGTCAGATACGTCAGCAAGCCAAATACCAGACTACCCAGCACACCTATTGCCGCCCACTGTGAGGGCGTGACTTTATCGAGCAACTGTAAAAACCAGTACCCGGCACTACCTGCTGAGGTGCCATAGGCGACACCCGTTGTTAACTTATCCATGGATTTCATAACCCCACCTCGCAGATGCGGGTGCTGTGTAATGGAAATAAAAAGGCCACCTGACGTGGCCACCAGATTATTTCCCCACCAGCTCGTTTATCTCTTTCACTGTCTGGTTAAACCGCTCTGACTCAAGCTCAACACCTAAGGCCCGACGCCCCAGCGCCATTGCTGCTTTTATTGTGGAACCGGAGCCCATAAAAAAATCAGCAACCAGATCACCTGGTCGACTACTGGCATTGATTATTTGCCTGAGCATATCCGCCGGTTTCTCACACGGATGTTTCCCCGGGTAGAACTGAACGGGTTTATGCATCCAGACATCGGTATAAGGCACGGAGACTGATACGGAGAAATAGCGCCGGAGAGATTTAAACTCATCCAGCAATTCAGAATATTTGCGATTCAGTGAATCATAAGATGCCACCAGCTGGTGGTGTGGTTGTTCCAGTTGTTGTTCCTGAAACTTCTCTGCCGCTATACGGGAAAACAGTGCCTGTAACTTCCGATAGTCAGCCTCATTCGGCAACTGCCACTGACAGGCACCAAACCAGTGGGAAACCATATTTTTCTTACCTGTGGCTTCGGCAATTTGTTTTGCCGTTATACCCAGTTCGGCACGAGCATCCCTGAAATACGATATCAGCGGTGCCATTATGTGCTGTTTGAGTTCCCTTTCTTTTGCTGCATAGCCGTCACTTTTGCCGCGATATGGCCCTTGGTAATGTTCAGCAAACAGAACGCGCTCTGTGGCAGGAAAATATGCGCGCAGACTTTCTTTATTACACCCATTCCAACGTCCGGACGGCTTCGCCCAGATGATATGGTTAAGCACGTTGAAACGTTCACGCATCATGATCTCAATATCAGATGCCAGGCGATGCCCACAGAACAGGTAAAGGCTTCCGGCAGGTTTTAACACCCGCCAGAACTGGGCCAGACAGTGGTCCAGCCACTTAAGGTAATCTTCGTCCCCTTTCCACTGATTGTCCCAACCGTTGGGTTTCACCTTGAAGTACGGCGGATCGGTAACAATCAGGTCAATGGAATCATCAGGCAGGGACTGAATAAAATGCAGGCAATCAGCGTTGATTAAATCAACACTGTTTATTTTTACAGTATTTTTCATGGATCAGTAAGCGTAACTCTGGTAGGCTCACTCTGCTTTTGCGCTAAAGCAGTGGGCCGTGGTTCGCTTGTGACCAGTAAGCATGAGCGAATGGCTGGCAGGTGCTACCAACACCCACCAGCCGCCCATTTTCACAGCAGGAAACCGCCATTACTGGCAGCGTCTGAATTTATTCCCGTATCCGCCGTTATCCTTCGCCAGACCCGCCAGAACTAACTGAGTCAGTATTAACTGGCACCGGGCTTCGCTTACTCCGGTAGTTCTCGTCATCATGCGTGGCGTTACCCACTTGTCAGCAGGTAAGAAATGAAGGACTGCGGCGGCGGTTTCTGTCATATCTTGCTGTTTTAGCATGTCTTTTTCCCTTCTGGTTAACATGACATACCAATAACTCTTGTCTAAAAAGCCAGCAAGATAAAAGGTCAGTATTCACGACCACCAGCGTGTTTACTGTACTGCACCAAGTTTACAGGTACAAAAAAACCGCTCAGCGGCGGGTTTAAGTTGTGTGGCGAAGTAACCACTCTTAACAGCATATTTGATTTTTTACGATTGTAAACGGTTGATTATTCATCTCCAATAAAAATAATTGTGTAGGTATGCCCTTAACAATGGATAAGAAACATGAATAAAATGACTGTACTATTACTTAGCGCAACTATCATTTCAGGTTGTACTTCTTCCGTACCATTGATAAAAAAAACTCAATCAGGAAAACCTGAGGGGGTTTATCAAAATACGACAAAAGATAAAGTCAAAGATGCCCTTGTGAATTACTGCAATAGTAGAGGGTTGATAATTTACAACGCTGATAACAGCAGTGTTATATGTGGTAAAGAACTGGAAGGCGGGTCTGCTGTTTTTGGACAAATGTTAATCGGCAATGCCTATTCAACAACCCCGGTATCAAAAGTCAGATTTACTATCGCTCAAGTTAATAACGATACAAAAGTGTGGGCCGATATGTGGATGGAAACTCAAATGGCAATGGGGCAAGTACAACAAATGGCTATAACAGACAACGCAAGCAAAAACACTATCCAACAACGTCTTGATGAATTAAAACCTTAAGTAAATTAATTAAATAAAATGGGGAGAATAAATCGACTCCCCACACATTAAACTGATTCAATTACCCCCTCAATAAGAGGTCTTCTAACGATCCATCTCTAGCTCAATTTCTAACATCATTAACATGCCATCAACTACACCTTCAGCCTTTTGCAATAAACGCCCAACCCAGCAATCAGAACGCCCATGTTTACGGGCAAGCGCCATAAACGTCATACCACCTACATAATAATCCACTAATAAATCGTGCAAATCGCTGTTGTTCTTTTTCAGGCGAGCCATGCACCCACAAATGATCATCGCATCATCGTCACAACATTGCGGGCGGGATTTTACTTTTGAAGGGATTAGTCCTTTAAATCCTGCAGCAATAGACGACCAGGTGACATCCTCGTGATTATTTGCCACCCATGCCCCCCAACGTTCAAGAACCATTTGAATATCACGCATCAACGTTCTCCACAAAATCAGGCCAGCACGCCAATTGCCAGCGCACGATCGATAAAACGAAATATCAGCTCCAGCTGGGAGCCATACTTCTCTTCAAATGCCACGGTATCCGCATGCAGCTCGTCGTGATGCTTTCTGCACAAAGGCAACACAAAGAGGTCATGCGCTTTTGTACCCATTCCCCCCTGACCGTGGCCTATCAGGTGGTGGGGATCATCAGCAGGCTTTCCACAACATGCACACGGCTGTGTCTTAACCCAGCGTGTGTACTTTTCATTAACCCAGCGGCGACGTTTTGGGCGTAACATAAAAGACTCCGGCGACTCCGGATCCACTTTCAGCGCCAGCACCTTTTTCGCCTTATCCTGGATGATGCTGGTGGCAGGAACCGAAGGCACAAGGTCACTTTCCCGGGTGACAGACGGCACAACAGGCTTCGGTAATCTCAGTGCCTTACGGGCTGCACTTTCCGGTAAGGCATCCGCCAGGTCATTACGAATCAGCCACCAGCACAGTTCCGGCATTGTCACAACGTGACTATCATCAAAACCGAGATCCCGACGCACAACAGACAACACCCAGCGGGCACAGTTATCCGTTGCCATTGATTCCAGCCGTTCCGTGAACTGATCGCGCAGCTGGTTATCGCAGTGCCAGCACAGACGGATTGCGCCCGGCGCGTGTCGCATTGTTGTCATGTTCTCGCTGTGCCAGTCGGAATGAGGCCACTGGCAGCCTTTTTCACGAAGTAACCAGCTTTCAAGACATTCCACGCCACCAGCACGACGGATCACTTCCTCATTGCGGAACACGGCCCGAACGGCAGGATCATCCGCCAGCGGTTGTGATGCCGCCGGAACGACACCACTGGCGAAAGATGAATAACGTTCCGGCTCAGGCTCCAGCAGGACACGCCCCTGCATAAACAGGGGCATCAGCTCTGAACCTGGCCTGAACAATACGATCCCCATACGCGGGGCAATTTCAGGGGTCAGTAGTGCTCTCACGGTCACCTCAATGAACGGTATCGAGCAGCTTTAACAGCTCAGGGAATCGGGATTCGAAGAAATGCGGCTGCGTCTCGCGCGGATTTGCGGGACTGGTGATGTTCTTGCCGAACATGCAACCTTTCGCTGTCAGCGACCAGAATTTTTTGATGTTGTTAATCGCGGTACGGCTGTATCGTTCGCGTTGTTCAACGATCCCCAGCTTCGCCATCTGGTGATATGCCTGATTAGCCGTAAGGCGGATACCATACTGTTTCAGCAGTGCACTCAGCGACAGCGTAGGACGACTTGAGCCATCAGGCGCGTCAGCAGGAGCATCAATGGCATAGCGCGGTGCCAGATTCGGTAAGCCAACAGCCTCCTGGAGTTTCTGACAGGCACCAAGCACTGAAGAGTTAGACAGGTTTAATTCCCGGCGCATAAAGTCCAGCAGAATCACACCAGCCTGCATCTTGTCAGCAGCCTGTCCGGATAATTTTTCCGGTGCGCTGGTTACCATGTCGAAAGTACGGATCACCTTCAGATGGAATGACGGGCTGATCCACATTGCATAGGCATACACCAGTTCCTTGCAGACATACGTTCCCCGTTCATTTCCCCCATGAATCACACTCACCGGGTCAACACCCAAATTCTGGGTGTTGGTCAATTCATGAACAAGCTCAACAGTTTGTTGGCTGGAAAGAAACTTTCCTGGCTCCTTGGTTCTGGCATTTGCACCAGATGCTACTGCTGCGCGATGCAGATCGTTCAGGCTGTAACGCCCATAAGCATCACGACGAACTTCAATACCATCAATGACCATCAGATTATTCATACTTCGTTTCTCCTCTTAATCAGGCGGCTGCACCCGCCGGTTTCTCATACTTACTGATAGTGATCTCGACCTTCCCTTTCGGGATAACCGGTCCCCACTCCACCAGCATTCTTTTCACCTGTCTGTCGTCTTCCCACACACCCGCGTGGGTCAGGGCGTCAAACAGCGCCTTGTTATAGTTGTCCAGATCGCGGATCCGGTTATCCGGAGGAAACAACACGATCTCCACTGAAGCAGGTGCCGACGTTGGTTTCGGCAGACGACGTAACTGCTCAACTATTGCTGCGCACGCCGCGCTCTGAAATTTTCGCCCCGCCTCGCTTATCAGGCTCTTACCAGCAAATGTCCCTTTGTTGGGGTGTCGCCAGTACGTGTTCACACTGGGCGGGAAAGGCAGGATCAACTTCATACTTTCAGGCCCCTCTCATGTAACCAGTGGGCTGCACGCAGCCTGGCGTTCTCCTCACCGGCAAGCAGTGCGCGGATGATACCGACCGCTTCGCTGTCGTCGTCCTTCACTGCGGTATGAAGCGTTATCCCCCGGGCCACGCCACGCTTTATCGTGATGACGCCTTTTTTCTCCAGTGCGCGAAGATGCTCCACCGCTGCATTCACTGAACGGTATCCCAGCATGGTTGCCACCTCCTGATTGGTTGGCGGAAAGCCACGCTCTTGCTGGTAAGAAATCAGCATATCCAGCACCTGCTGCTGGCATTGAGTTAACGTCGTCATGCCGCCATCTCCCTGACAAGTTTTTCTGCCTGCTGGCGAACCTGCGCCAAAAACGCCTCACCACATGCCTCAAGTTCATCGCGCCCGATGTAGCTGATTGCCGGTCCCTTCCAGGTCTTGTCGAAAACAGCAATAGCACCAGCGAAGAAAGCGCCTGTCGGCACCTGCTTCTCATCCTTCGGGATAAACCAGGCAGGCAGTTCAAAACCAATACGCCCGCGAATAAAAGCAATATGGTCTGCATCTTCCGGCCACCACACTTCGCTGGTGGCAGCTTTGATCAGGAAAACATAGCGCCCACCCTTATCACGCATGGCACTGGCATGTTTCATGATGTAACGCATGCCGGTGATGTATTGCCCCTCATGCTGACTGGCGCGGCTGTATGGGGGATTACCAAAGGCAGCCCCTTTAAGCTCCGCAAGACGTTCTGACCAGTCATGCGCCAGCGCGTTGTCTTCCGCCGTGTAATACGCAGCACATTTGGCGTTATCACCGTCAGTGAACAGATCCAGAACAAACGGGCCAAACAGGGTGTTAATTCCCCAGAAAATGTTGTCCGGCGTGCGCCACTGATCGCCCACTTCCTTCAGTTCATGGGCTGGTTTGTTCCGCAGTTCCACCAGCGCCTGGCAATATTTATTACTCATTAAGCCCCCACGTAATTCCCTGACAGATACCACTCTTCACCCGATGCAGCGCGCTTGCTGCTTTTCCGTAAGCACCGCTCACGACGCGTCAGAAAATTGTTTCGTTCTGGCTGGGAGTGGCTTTCACGGAATGCCGCCATCCACACGGTTGCAGCACGACGGTATAAGCCCCTTGACTCCAGTTCTTCAGCCTGGCGGGTCAGGCACAAAATCACCCGGGGATCGTTAGTGCCGACATAGAAATTGCGCACAGGTCTGGTTTCACGAACTGGTTGTGGTTCCGGCTCCTGCGCTCTCTCAGTCAGGCGCGGGAAATGTCTGCGTGTATCTCCTTCACAACGGTGAGCCACACGCCCACTCTGACGTAACTTGCTTGCTGACTGCAGAACGCGCTGCCGTGAGTAACCTGCAAAAGCATCCGCAATGTCTCCGGAAGTACACCCCGGATGGGCTTCAATGAATTTCTGAACTTCATTCAAAAGACTCATGATCACCCCCTGAATCCTGCCGGGATCTGGCTGTAGTCCACGTTGTCGTAACTGGCTTTGAAGTACGGATCCTCACGTCTGGCTGCAGATACCGCAGGAACTTCCCAGGATTCTTCGAAATGACGATCCGGACCAAAGAACGTGACAGCCTGTTTCACAAATTGTGTGCCGCTGTTACCCATCGCAGATACCCAGCCCGCATAGCGTTTCACACCTTCCAGCATGGTTTCGGGGTTTACCCCCTCATTCAAACGGGCTTTCCAGGCTTTGAAGGCTGCAGATTTTGAATTGCCACCAGCACGTTTGGGGTATGCCAGCCATGCCTGCTCAAACTCCGGAGAGTATTCCGGTCGGTTTGAACGAACTCGCACAGACTCATCAGCAGATGCACCAACAGCTATTGGTTCATTGACTGGTTCTTTGACTGGTTCAAAAGAGTGACTGGTTCTGGGTGAATCTCCTGCACCACCCCCTGGTGCAACTCCTGCACTACCTGGTGAATTTGCTGCACCAGATAGTGAATTATTTGCACTACCCCCTAGTGAATCTCCTGCACCATCAAGATGAAGGAGATAGATATTACTTGAGTTACCTTTTTCACCTTTCCGGGTGACTTTTTTTACCAGTCCGGAATCACAAAGAGCCGCAATATGATTCATCACAGAACGTTTGCTAATCTCGCACTGGTCAGCAATATGCTGGTAGCTGGGCCAGCACTCACCCTGATCGCTGGCGTTATCAGCCAGCTTGATCAGAACCAGTTTTCGCAATGGATTACCCACTCGAATTTTCATCGCTTTAACCATCAGCTCCATACTCATGCTGCACCTCCGAGATGCTTCATGTTTTTTCCGGAGCAAAAGGCTATAAGCGGCATACTGATGCGGTAATTACGGCCCAGCGGTTCACAAATCACCTTCTGACATTCACGGTCAACCAGGCTGACACGTAGAACATGCCCTGCAGGCGTGGTGTACCACTGACCAGGACGAGGACAACGGAAAGTCTGATTGGTAAACCGTTTGAAAATATTCCGGATCATTTGCGCCCCCTTACCTCTGAAGGGTTCAGCGACAAATTTATGAGGCAGGCCAGTGCCGAAGCATCATTAATATAGTCATACAAGCTAACAGCCAGCGGAGATTCGGCTTTTGCCAACATAGGATAAAGCTGCTGCAGCCAGACCTGATGAATTGATGAAATGTAGGAATAGAGAACGCTGGCGTTATGTGCAACGTCGCTCAGTACAGAGGGATTTGAAAGCTGTTTCTCCATCTGGTTAAAGGCATTGATGTATGCCTCTTTGAACTGGGCAGCACGTTTACCCGTGAACCCCATAGCAAGAAACGCAAAGCCGTCGCGGGTTATTTGATAGCAAGGTAGTTTGCGGCCTGTGCAATCGGTGTAATCACTCACCGAAAAATTGCGGGCAGTGAATGATGCAGAGCATTCAAGCGTGCGGATCTTTTTCAGTACATCGTCATGACGTTTGGAGAAGAAGTTGGCAACAGCCAGGGATGAAGTAACAGCCTGACCATCAACGATGGCAATTTCAGGTTGAGTGAGGGTTGGGATCGTAGCCATGATGGCAGCCTCTTTGGTGATTTTTAATAACTCACCACCAAGGCTTTCCACGACCTTATTGGTGGTGAGACGTACAGGGGTGGAAATACCGGTCACCAAAGAACCCGGCCCAACCGAAGTTGGCCCTGCACGCCCCACCATAATTTGGGCGTAATGCTGCTCATTACACAAAAAAACCGCAAGAGCGCGGTTGTGCGCTTTGGTGAATTCCGGGTTTCCACGCCCGGCACCCGCTTTATAAGGTGCCTGAACAGTGTAACGTCCCGGAATGGCAGAATCAATGTGCTGGTGGTCCTTCACACTCAACAAAATCATGCCTGAATTTCCACAAAGGACTAAAGCACTCATGCGGGTAGTCTTTGCGAAGATAGATAACGCGCTGTGTTTCTGGCTCCCAACGAATAACATGGACATAAAGCCCTCTTCCGTCACGAAACCAGCGGTTAAGTTCCTGCACAACTCGCCCCCCACAGTCAGGTAAAGTTCTCTGTGGTTACTTACAGCCAGGTGATTTGGTAATCTGCATTCATACCGTAACAACAGGTGTTCAGCGACACTGACCACCAGCTGTTGCGACAAACGGTTATTTGCCGTTAAACTGTTCATGCGTTAGTTTCTCCACAGACACAAAACGCCACGACGCCCGGAGCTGCACACTCGCGGGCGTCACTCTTTTCTGGAGCGCAGAAGATTTTGTAGACCAGTGCTGCATGCTCCTGGAGCTTCGAAATTGACAGATACAACTCATCATTAATTGCTGTCTGCTCGTGTGGCTCCACGACCCCATCTTCGATTGCCGAACGAATCTGCTTTGAGTAATTCCCGATCTGTTCGATGACTTCCAGCAGGCGCTGGTTTATATCGGCGTTCTCTACTTCCTCAATTTCAGGAAGCGATACGAACACCCCACCAGCAGACTGTGCGACAGCATCCGCAATGTAGTGAGTGCCAGCCGCGCGCTGTAAAACCATTGCCCATCCCAGCGGGAAAATCTGATCGCCATCTGCACGAAGGCGGTTGAATAAAGCGTTCTCTGTTACATCCAGCCAGTCAGCAGCTTCAGCGTAACCCCCAGGCAATGCCGCGATAGTTTTTCTGACAGCTTTCACGTACCACTCAGGTTGTTTTTCCACTTTCCAATGATGCTTACCCACGGCTTACCTCCTGTTCCTGTGGTTTAAACCCATTCTGGTTTTGGCTAGATTGAAAACGTGCCGGATAAAGAATCTGCATTTCGCTGATTTCACCCTTAAAAAAATTGGCCAGACGTTCTGCAAGATCGATAGATGGAATTTGTTCCAGTCTTTCAATACGACTCAGCGTCGCTGGATTGACCTGAACGCCCGCAGCAACATGCTGCAAAGTAAATCCGTGCGCCTTACGCACATTCCGTAATGGTGATTGCATATAACCTCCACATATTGCGTGATGAGCATATTATTTCACGCAAATATTTTGCGCAAGTTGATTTGCTTAACGCGCAATAAAGAAATGTAATAAACGCATGAACATAGGAAATCGAGTCAGACAACTTCGCCAGGCGAAGAACATGAAAATCGCCGATCTCGCTGAAGCAATAGGAGTGGATGCGGCGAATATCTCGCGCCTCGAAACAGGTAAGCAGAAACAATTCACTGAACAAGCCCTGAGTAATATTGCCAGGAGCTTAGGTGTTGATATTGCTGATCTCTTTACCTCAGACCTCAAAAGTAATACTGTATGTAAAAACAGTATTAGTGAGGATGTTGCGCAGGTGAAGGATGTATTCCGTATTGAAATGCTGGATGTCAGTGCCAGTGCGGGAAATGGCCTTATCCAGGGCGGTGATGTCATTGATGTGATTCATGCCATTGAATACAGAACTGATAATGCTGTATCGATGTTTGGTGGACGACCAGCAAATCACATTAAAGTTATCAACGTTCGTGGGGACAGTATGTGTCCAACCATTGAGCCAGGAGATCTCATCTTCGTTGATATCAGTATCAATCAGTTTGATGGGGATGGTATATATGTATTTGGTTTTGATGATAAAATTTACGTCAAACGACTGCAAATGATACCTGATAAACTGCTGGTAATTTCTGATAATCAGATTTACCGCGAATGGGGAATTACCAGCGAAAACGAACACCGGTTTATGGTCTTTGGAAAGGTCTTAATCAGTCAGTCACAGACCCTTAAGCGACACAATTAACCCCCTACCTCAACATCAATTAGCCACCAGAAGGTGGCTTTTCATTACCCACCAAATTGCTTATCTCGCAATAAAACACTTGCATAATGCGCAACTTCATTTTATCTTTCTCTCCAGACCTACAAACAAGGTACTAACAAAATTTGGTTGTAACACGGCGTATGGCACATGCGTCGTTAGCGGTCTGGGGACGTTAAAGGGGACAATCCACTCCTTGCTCGGGCAAACAAACCAGGTAGCCGGAATGTGCAAGTCAATGAGGATGCTGATAAGACGCCTAACCAGCGTGGCGATCCGGTTTGACGCCTGGGAAGAGACCAGGGTGCAACGATGAGGGCATTTATGGAACCGCGACAAAGTGTGGTGCCGTAACTGGCTAAGTGCTCTCAGCGTTGTGGTAATCCGCGAAATGGCGCGGCGGTAAGTATGGCGGGGTTACTCTTTCCCCGTTGAGGACACCGGATTGTCAGGTTGACCATACGCCTGAGTGACAACCCCACCACAACAGCCACTGCTTTGGCGGTACCAGTTTGTACACTTGCTTCCGGCTGGTACCGCTCTTTTTACAAAACAGAGAAGAGCATCACCGGACGACGGGCTCATAACCCAATCCATCCGGGCGGCAGTCACCGCAGGTGTTCTTCTCTGTTTTGTGGAGAAACCAACCGACCTTGCAGGGTCGATATGATGAGGAGCAGCAAAATGGCTAGCGAACGCAGTACTGATGTGCAGGCATTTATCGGGGAGCTGGACGGCGGCGTATTTGAAACCAAAATCGGCGCTGTTCTCAGTGAAGTCGCTTCCGGTGTGATGAACACGAAAACCAAAGGTAAGGTCTCGCTCAACCTGGAAATCGAACCATTTGATGAGAACCGTGTGAAAATCAAACACAAACTCTCATATGTTCGCCCGACTAACCGCGGGAAAATTTCCGAAGAAGACACCACCGAAACGCCGATGTATGTCAATCGCGGTGGTCGCCTGACTATTCTGCAGGAAGACCAGGGACAATTACTGACTCTTGCCGGTGAACCTGACGGAAAACTCCGCGCAGCAGGTCATTAATATCGTTCTTAATTAACCGATTATTTATCTCATCACTGAATATCTTTATATAGTGAGGACTTATTATGTCTCAGAACTTAGACGCAACCGCAATTAATCAAATCCATGCCCTTATTTCTGCTCAGGGTGTTAATGAAATTATCAGTAAGATTGGTGCCGATGCTGTGGCATTGCCTGAGAATTTCCGCATTCATGATCTGGAGAAATTTAATTTAAATCGCTTCCGTTTCCGTGGTGCGCTTTCCACTGCCAGCATCGATGACTTTACCCGTTATTCTAAAGATCTTGCAGATGAAGGCACCCGCTGCTTTATCGATGCCGATAATATGCGAGCCGTCAGTGTGATTAACCTGGGTACTATTGATGAACCAGGTCACGCAGATAACACCGCCACTCTCAAACTGAAAAAGACAGCACCGTTCTCTGCTCTGTTGTCTGTTAATGGCGAGCGTAACTCCCAGAAGTCACTGGCAGAATGGATTGAAGACTGGGCCGACTACCTTGTGGGCTTTGATGCTAATGGTGACGCTATTCAGGCAACAAAAGCGGCTGCGGCTGTCCGTAAAATCACGATTGAAGCAAACCAGACCGCTGATTTTGAAGATAATGACTTCAGCGGCAAACGCTCCCTGATGGAGTCTGTCGAAGCGAAGACCAAAGATATTATGCCAGTGGCATTTGAATTTAAATGCGTTCCGTTTGAAGGTCTGAAAGAACGTCCATTTAAATTACGCCTCAGCATTATCACTGGCGATCGTCCTGTACTGGTTCTGCGCATTATTCAGCTGGAAGCAGTGCAGGAAGAAATGGCTAACGAATTTCGTGATCTGCTTGTTGAGAAATTCAAAGACAGCAAAGTAGAAACCTTTATTGGTACTTTCACCGCCTGATTTCATTACTGCAAATGCCCCTGCGGGGGCATTTATGGAAACGTAATTAACTCAATAATCGCCGGATGGTGAGGGCTTCCTTTTACCAGAATTCAGCGCGGTGCAGCGCATATACGTGGAGAACAAAATGTCATTTATTAAAACTTTTTCCGGGAAGCATTTTTATTATGACAGGATAAATAAAGACGACATCGTTATTAACGATATCGCGGTTTCTCTTTCAAATATCTGTCGCTTTGCAGGACATCTTTCACATTTCTACAGCGTCGCCCAACATGCGGTGCTTTGCAGCCAGCTGGTACCGCAGGAATTTGCTTTTGAAGCATTAATGCATGATGCAACAGAAGCGTATTGCCAGGACATCCCCGCGCCACTGAAACGCCTTCTTCCTGACTATAAACGGATGGAAGAAAAAATAGACGCCGTAATCCGTGAGAAATACGGGTTACCCCCGGTTATGAGCACGCCCGTGAAATATGCCGATCTCATCATGCTGGCAACCGAACGCCGCGATCTCGGGCTTGATGATGGCTCTTTCTGGCCTGTACTGGAAGGTATCCCGGCAACAGAGATGTTCAAAGTTATTCCACTGTCGCCAGGCCATGCCTATGGGATGTTTATGGAACGTTTTAACGAGTTATCGGAGTTACGCAAATGCGCATGAATGTTTTCGAAATGGAAGGGTTTCTTCGCGGGAAATGTGTACCACGAGATCTGAAAGTGAATGAAACAAATGCTGAGTACCTGGTGCGTAAATTTGATGCGCTTGAAGCTAAATGTGCAGCACTGGAAAACAAAGTAATACCAGTGTCAGCTGAACTGCCGCCAGCGAATGAAAGTATTCTGTTATTTGATGCTAATGGAGAAGGCTGGCTGATTGGCTGGCGTTCTCTCTGGTATACATGGGGGCAAAAAGAAACCGGAGAATGGCAGTGGACATTTCAGGTCGGGGACCTTGAAAACGTCAATATCACTCACTGGGCAGTAATGCCAAAAGCACCGGAGGCTGGAGCATAATGACCACATTTACCGATAAAGAACTGATTAAAGAAATCAAAGAACGAATCAGCAGCATGGACGTGCGAGACAATGTTGAGCGCCGTGCTTATGAAATTGCTCTGGCATCGCTGGAAGAGGATCCGGTGGCATGGCTGCATTCAGACAATGGCTTAGGTATTCCGGCAATAACTAGGAGTAAAAACATTGCTGACAGTTGGTTATCAAAGGGCTGGTATGTTCAGCCGCTATATATAGCCAAGCCAGTGCCGGTGGTGCCAGATGCTCGTCCATCTTTAAATAATGGCATAGTCGGTTTTGATGAAGGCTGGAACGCCTGCCGAGCTGCCATGCTCTATGGTGCCGTACCTGCAAGCCAGGCTTACAAGTTGCCACAAACGCAGTTTAAACAGGTTGCTGACCTCTACGAAATGCAATTTGATGACGGTCGCACTTGTACCTTTCACACTGATGCGCAAAAGGCTGTGCAATGGCTTCAGGCGTGCGACGGAAACAGGGTTCAGGAATACGTTAAGCTGGAACGATTGCAGAACGCACTGTCTGGCAACTCTCCGGTAACTCCGGATGGTTGGGTTATGGTGCCGAAGAGACTAACAGCCGAGAACGGCGCTAAGGGGGCGCTATCCGGTGAATTTTCAGAAACTACGTTTATAAGCTGCCTGGAATGCTTTGGCGATGATGATTGCGATACCTGTGACGGGAGCGGACGTATTGAAATTAAAGTGCCAGTCACGTGGTCGACCATAAAATCTATCTGGGATAAAGGTATCGAGTATTTTGCAGCAAAACCATCACAAGAGGTGAAGTGATGAACAACTTAATGATCGACCTTGAGACGATGGGGAAAAATAAGGATGCACCGATCGTTTCCATTGGCGCGGTGTTCTTCACTCCAGAAACCGGAGACATCGGACAAGAATTCTATACGGTTGTTAGCCTGGACAGTGCTATGAAGCTAGGAGCTACACCTGACGGCGATACCATCCTGTGGTGGTTGAAACAAAGCCCTGAAGCACGAGCTGCAATCTGTATTGATGATACTTTGTCGATCAGCGATGCTCTCTCAGAACTAAATCATTTCATTAACCGGCACGCAGACAATACGAAATATTTAAAAGTCTGGGGTAACGGAGCCACCTTCGACAACGTAATTTTACGTGGAGCTTATGAGCGAGAAGGACAAATCTGCCCGTGGGCATACTGGAATGACCACGATGTACGCACGATCGTTACGCTTGGGCGTTCCATCGGATTCGACCCCAAAATGGACATGCCTTTCGATGGCGAACGGCACAACGCCCTGGCTGATGCCCGTCATCAGGCAAAATATGTTTCCGCTATCTGGCAGAAATTAATTCCTGCCACCAGCACAGAATTATGATTTTCCCGGGTGCAGCCGGTTTTGATGGAGAAAATTATGAACACCTTGTTTTTACTGATGGCTGAATTCAATACCCCAAACATTGAGCTGTCAGCTGTATGCCAAAAGTATTTCGGTATGAGCCCTAACACAGCAGAAGCGAAAGCAAATGCATGCCAGTTGCCGATCCCGACTTATCGTGTTGGTACATCACAGAAAGCAAAGCGCTGCATCAACATTCAGGATCTTGCTGAATATATAGATAAACGGCGTGAAGAAGGCAGAATTGAATGGGAGAGGGTAAGAACAAATAGGAAAATAAATAACTAATCTCACAAAAAACCCGCTTCGGCGGGTTAGTTTTCATCTTTATAATTCTGGGCAATTCGCGCCAGATAGCTCATCACATCATGTTTTCTTGCTTTTTCATGTGCATCGGGATACATAATAGCAATGAGTGAATATTTATTCTCATAAAGCTCACCTTGGACATACACAAGACAAGCATCATTATCAGGATCACCTTTCTTGCAGACCCTATCCGGTTGTGGAAGTTTCTCGGGAAACTTGTTTGGCGGTAGACAAAGATGGATATGCATCAACCCAGCCCGAAAAGCACCATAAGGCTGAGTATACGCAACGTCCCTACCGAAATAATGCGGAAGCTCACCGGTTGCTTTGTATCTCTTGAAATCATCAATGATAGAAGACTCTAGCTCCGGGAATTTGAGAAAAACTTCATCAAAAAATTCAGCTCTAGTTTCTGGATTAATAGAGACTTCTAGATGCAT